CCCTATCTCGCCGCCGTGCTGGCCATGATCGGCGTCTCCTGGGCGTCGGATCGGCTGCAGAACCGCAAGCTGTTCGTCTGGCCGCCGTTGCTGATCGCCGCCCTGGCCTTCCTCGGCTCCTTCGCCCTGGGTAGCCAGCACTTCTGGTGGTCCTACGCCCTGCTGGTGGTCGCCGGGGCCTGCATGTACGCCCCCTACGGCCCCTTCTTCGCCATCGTCCCGGAGATCCTGCCGGGCAACGTCGCCGGTGGCGCCATGGCGCTGATCAACAGCATGGGCGCACTGGGCTCCTTTGCCGGCTCCTACCTGGTGGGCTATCTGAACGGCGTCACCGGTGGTCCCGGCGCTTCCTTCGGCTTCATGGGCAGTGCCCTGCTGGTCGCCGTGGCACTCACCCTGCTGCTGCGCCAGGCGCCAGCTCCGGTCGCCGCACCGCTCAAGGCCGCCCCCAGTCACTGACAGGAATCTCGTTGATGAAAAAGAAGGTGATCCACTACAAGGCCCTGTCCCCGGCCCTCACCGCGCGGCTGGAACAAGCCTTCGACCTGGAATACATCGACCTCAAGGCACCGGGTGGCGAAGCCCGGTTGCGCGAGCGACTGCCCGAGGCCCAGGGCCTGCTCGGCTCCAGCTTCAAGCTCACCCCCGAGCTGCTGGACCTGGCACCCAGGCTGGAAGCCATCGCCAGCGTCTCGGTCGGTTTCGACAGCTATGACCTGCCCTACCTGGAACGCCGCGGCATCCTGCTCTGCAACACCCCGGACGTGCTCACCGAAAGCGTGGCCGATGCCGCCTTCGCCCTGTTGCTGGCCACCGCCCGACGCATCGTCGAGCTGGCCGACTGGGTGCGCGCCGGCCAATGGCAGGCCAGCCTCGGCGAGGCGCACTTCGGCTGCGACGTCCACGGCAAGACCCTCGGCCTGGTGGGCATGGGCCGCATCGGCCAGGCCATCGCCCGCCGCGCCCACCTGGGCTTCGGCATGTCGGTCACCTACACCGCCCATGCCGCCAAGCCGGAGGTGGACGAGCGCTACGGCGCGCGCTTCCTGCCGCTGCCGGAACTGCTGGCGAGCTGCGACTTCCTCTGCGTCAGCGTGCCCCTGAGCGCCGAGACCCACCACCTGCTGGGTGCCGCCGAACTCGCCCGACTACCGGCCCACGCCATCCTGGTCAACGTCTCGCGCGGCCCGGTGATCGACGAAACCGCACTGATCGCCGCCCTGCAGGAGGGGCGACTGCGCGGCGCCGGGCTGGACGTCTTCGACCGCGAACCGGTGGCGCCGGACTCGCCGCTGTTGCGGCTGCCCAACGTGGTGCCCACGCCGCACCTGGGCTCGGCCACCCACGAGACCCGCGAGGCCATGGCGCGCTGCGCGGTGGACAACCTGCTCGCGGCCCTGTCCGGCCAGCGCCCGGCCAATCTGGTCAATCCGCAGGTCTGGCAGAGTCGCCAGTGAGTCTTGGTCGGCATTTGCGGTCAGATAGGCATAGCCCCCACGGAGAACGCCCATGACCGCCTTCGACGATCCCCAAGCCTTCGTCAACCGCGTGCGCGAACAGGCCGCCGCTGCCGAGCGCAGCGGTGACATCCCGCGCCTGCTGCAACTGGTCGACGAACTGGCGACCGCCTTCGAACGCCAGGCCCGCAGCACTGCGAGCGACAACGCCAAGGTCGCTCGCGCGGTGGAAGAATACGAACGCCACGAAGGCACCTGAGCGCCAGGCGTCCGACCTCCGCGCCAACGAGACCGTGAAGAACAAACCTTCGCGGTCCCGCTCGTTTGGCCGCTTCCTTTCGCATGAGTAAGTAGATCCGCTTGCCTGCGCCCGACTCCTTCGCTCAAGCAACCCTCGATCCCCTGCGCCGCGGGGCCGACAAAAGCCGCGAGTTATTGGACAATACGCGGCTATCCAACAGGCCACCGGATCGAATTACCCGCATGAGCGACCTCTCCGCGCACACGCCCATGATGCAGCAGTAGTTGTGTCTATGCGATGGAGGCCGCTCTGTCGCTGGCTTTGCTTCGAATGCTGTCTAATCTTGTTTCGCCACTTTGGCCGACTTTGCCCCAGTATTAGCGCGGCTTCCCGAGTTTCAATTAGACAGCTTTTGCCCCTCCCTATGGCGTTCTGCCGACACCCAATCCCCTACCGCTTTCCCTGCAGCCAACTGACCTGACTGCGCAGCCGATCGGCGTCCATCTTCTCGTCGATGGCCATCGCCCTGGCTGCGACCAGCTCCTGGCGCAGGTGCTCGCTCTCCTGCTGGCAGATGCTCACCGCCAGCAGCAGCTCGTGATACTTCACGTCGATCTCTTCCAGGGCTCTCGCCGGAGCGCCATCGCCGCCGCCGGCCATCCACTTCTGCACGTTGAGCTGCTTGAACCCCCGGACGATCCGAACCTCCGTCCACAGCTGATCGCGCTCGGCCAGGATCGTCAGCAGGTTCTGACGAAGCCGCCCCATCACGCCGCGCATGATCTCGATCTCTTCGATGTAGAGATCACGCTCGTTCCTGATCATCTCCAGGCTGTCCGGGTCGAACTCGTCGTTCCCGAAGCTACCGAACTCGTCGACTTGTTCCATGGCGAACCTGACACCTGTTTTTTTATACAGTAGTCAGACAATCCCACGCCCACAAGCTTGACACCGACGGACGGCATTTACTGGCAACTAGCTACCGCTGCCACCAGCAGTCGCTCATAGCCGATCCGTTGCCTGCGCTCTGCCAGCAACGCCCTCACTTTCACCTCCAGGCTGTCCTCTTTGTGCAGCCCCTCCGCCGCCCAGGCCGGTACTGCCGGTGCCTTCACACGGCACGGCACCTGGACCGGCACATCCACGCGCACTACGCGCGGCTCAGGCTCGGCAACGGGCTGGCCAGCGCATCCTGCCATCGCGACCACCATCCCCATGATGATCCACCTCATAGCCCCAACTCCTTGTCGATGATGGCCGAGGCGGCCGATGCCGGGTCGCCACCAGTGCTTTCCTGCTGTAAGCGATTGGCGGCCTGGTAATCCTGGGCAGTCGCCGGCCCGGCTTTTTGCTGATCTGCCTCGGCTCTGGCAGCACGATCGTCCGCGGCTTTTCGGAGATCGTTCAGATCCTGGTTTTGCTGGCCGACCTGCCCTTCCAGCGTGCTGGCCGTTGTGCGGCAGGACGCCAGGGTGCTGGCCGAGGCCTCCACCTTGTCCTGCAGGCCCTTGACGATGGGCCGGTAGTGGCCGGCGACCAGCCAATAGGCAATGCCGGCACCGGCCATAGCGCCCAGGCCGAGCAACACGACTGCGGCGACCGCGATCACGGCCGACCTGTACTGCCCGAGCAGCGCGTTCACGCCAGCACCTCAAGCCCGCGGCCGGTCAGCGCTAGGCGCTCGTCCAGGCCCTTGGTGCCGCCGTTGACGCGCTTGGTGATCGCCAAGGTATTGCCGGCGTCGGCCAGGTCATTCAGCCCGTTCTTGGACCAGAAGTGAGCGGCGGACATGCAGGCGTTCCATGGCAGCTCCAGCAGCTCGGGGTGCTGGACCAGATCCAGCGCCAGGGCAGCGCCAGCGGCGACGTAGTTGGCCCGGCCGGTCACCTGCAACAGGCCGCGGCCACGGTACTTCCAGCCATCACCCGACGAATCCGGGCCATTGCCGTTGCGGTTGGCGTAGGCGTTGTTCGCGATAGCCTCCGGCCGACGCGCCAGCTTGGCGGCCAGCTCGTTCGGCGTGCGGGGATTGGCTGCCGGCGCCACGGCGTATCGGCTCGGCCAGGTATTGGCCAGGCCCTGGGCGCTGTAGTTCAGGTTCTCCACCAGCACCGTGAGCTGGGCGGACTCGTGTCCACACTGGGCGATGAATGCGGCCATGCGCTTCTGGTTCTGGTCGATGGCGTAGCGCTGCATGGCCGCGTTGAGCGGACCAACGAAGGCCGCGGCCACCGAACGGCTACGCGGCAGAATGGCTACGAGCTGTTGCTCGGTGATAGGCATGGGGTTTCTCCAGGCGAAAAAAAAGCCCGATCGATGGCGGGCTGCGGCATTGCTGTTGGCTAGCGAATCAGGCTGCAGCGTCGTAGGTGCCGCCCGCGGCCCCCTTCAGCGCGGCAAGGTCAGCCTGCAGCTGGGCGATCTGCGCAGCCTGCTGCTGCACGGCGCCAATCAGGTCGGTGATGATGGCGAAGGGGTTCAGGTTTTGGATCACGGCATTGCCGTCGGCGTCCACCTCGTCTTTTTCACCGGTAGCCGCCAGCGGATTGGCCGCTTTCGCCTCGTGGGCGATGAGGCCCTGCATTGTATCGGTCGCGCCCTTCCAGGCGCCTTGCTGCCGGTACTGGTAGGTCACGACACGGTAGGCGTTGATGCGCGCAACGAAGTCATCGGTAACCGTCGTGATACTTTTCTTGATTCGATAGTCGGAACTGGTGAGCGCTATCGTTCCTACGTTTGTGGCATCAATCCAAAGCTGCGCGGCGCCACTCGTCCAATTGATGTTGAAGCGGTTGCCGAACACACCGTTAATTCCGGCCCTGCACGCATAGCCACCTGCGATCTTCAGCGTTGAACCCCCGCTTTTTGTACCCACAAGGGTAAGGGTCGAGTCATCGTCGTTGATAAGCCTGCAGTTATAGTCAGCTGCAGTGGAGCCGTAACGGAAGTCGATATATGGTGTACCAGCTACCAGCTCTAGGCCGGCAAATGTCGGCGACCATCCCGACCCTAGACCAAGATTGTTCTGCGCATCCGCGACAGTTGTAGCACCGGTACCTCCATTAGCGATTGGGGCAATATCTTGTATTGCCAGGGCCTTCAGCTGCAGGACGGCACGCGCATTTACCGCATCACGGGCAGCTATCAAGTTTCGGCCCGCTGAAGTTAACGTAGTAATTGCGGCGGTTTCGCTACCGGTAAAGAACGGTATCGTGTCCGCTGCAGGCGAAACGCTTGCTAATGCACGGATACTTGCCGTCCAAGACTGATAAAGCTCAATGAACATCCTGCTGATCTTTTTGAACGCAGAGGTAGAGTTTTCCCCTACTTTTCCGTCCGGCTGAATTGTGGTGAAGTCAAAATCTTCTCTAGCCAACTTCTGCGCTCCTAATTTAACGACCCCACATCAGGGGAATACCAAGCTCTCGCGGCCGATCTTGCGAGATACTGGCAATTGATAGATATACATTTCCCAAATCGGTCTCTCTGTGCCCAATACCCAGCATGGTGCTCCTGTTCTGATTTACCACTCCATTACTTTCCGACCAGTAAACGAACTCGCGGGCGACATGGCTTATCAGGAAATAGTTGTTACTTGGCGTCCAGCTTCGTGAGAAGTGGTGGTAATACGTGACCCCAACCCGACCCGTTGAAATGTAATTCCAAGTTTGAGATCCGCCCAGGAAGCTAAATACCTGGTAGTTCGAGTTGAAGGTGCAGACGCCCGTCGAGCGACTGCGCATCTTGAACCCGGAGCCAAGATCGTTTGGGGGGTCGATGCAACAGGTCTTGTATGTGCCACCCTCGACAATTGTCCCTAGCCCCATGTCAGCCGACGACGCAGTGAAGCCTGTCCAGTTACCTGGCCCACCCGTATGCGCGAAAGCGATCCAATACCCGACGCCATTCCGCGTCGCAAGCACAAGAGGCGGCGACTGCGTCTTGATTGGCACCGGGTAGGTAACGCTCACCGAAGAACTGCTGGGTATGGCGCCCTGGGCATGGACATGCAGTACCCGGTAGCCGTCCTCGCTGCTGATCAGCACCTGGCCTAGCGCACCAGTAAATCGGATGCGAGCCATTACAGCAGACTCACGGCTTGCACGATGTACACGGCGTTGACAGAGCTGAACATAAAGCGAATCGTATCGCCGGTGACGATATAGGAAACGCTAGGGTCGCTGTTGTTTTTTGGATAAACAAGTATCACCCCCTTGCTCGAATCAAACCCAGGTATTTGCAAGGTCTGATCTCTAGCGAATGTTATCTCTGCATAGTAGAAAGACCTAAGCGGCATTGTATCGCTATTTAGCGTAACCTGATTTTGCTTATTGCGCGTGATTATCCTAGCCATTAGAAACTCATCTCCGCCAGAACAACTCCATTCTCACTCAAGAAAAACCCGTTCCTGTTAGCCGCAATGAATATATTCGCATTAGTCGGGTTGCGAATCTTCATTTCCCCAACATTCATATCTATGGAGAAAATAGGCTCGCCGCTGCTAGTGACGCCCAGCGATTTCAAGTAATTACCGACAATTAGGTCAGCAATGTCTGCACTTCGCAAAAAAGCCTTCCGCAGGTAGGCACCATTCGCGTCCACCGCCATGAGCAGCTGGGTAGCGCCGGCCGTGCTGGTCATGATCGAAAAGCGGTCGGCGAGAATATTGAACTCGCTGGTGACCGTCTGCCCGTCTGTGCCGAGATTGATGCCGAAACCTGCGAAGTGGTACTTCCCGTTCTCGGCTATTTGCAACTTCACTGCGAACTGTGACGAGGCATTTCCACTTATATCGGCGATGGCCTTGCTGTTTATTTGCACGGAGGCACGAAGCTGGTCCAAGCCATCCCCAACCTTCGCCTCCAGTGTGTCTGTCCGCTGGGCCAGGGCGTTCAGTGCCGTCGTTCGGGCCGCCACCTCTTCCCTAATGGCCGCCGTGTTGCCTCCCACAGTGGCAGTCAGGGTCTCCACTCGGGCCGCGGTAGCGCTATTTGCATCTGCAGCCACACTTTGAATGGTTACCTGCCCGGCTGTGACCGCGTTATCGCCTATGTTCCAGTCCGGTGTGCCGATGGTGCTCGGAGATACCTGTGCGAACAGCCTGTCGGTGCGGGTTGCCGTCGCGGCCACCTGATCACCCAGCTGCGTGACGCCGGTCTCTACCGTAGTCAGCCGGCCAGCCAGTCCCTGGGCGGTCTGCAGCATGTCGCCAACGCTGGCCCAGTAGGTGGCGTTCGGCGGCGCATTACTGCCATCGGCCGCCGCGGGCACAGCCTGGATGGCCTGCCACAGCCTGTTGCCCTGGCGCACGATGTCGCCGGCAGCGTAGGCGTTCGCCGGCACGTACTCGACAGCCGCCCGGAGGTCGTCGATCTGGTCCTGCATGCCTGGGATTTTCTCGATCGTGGACAGCAGTTCCTTGGTCAGCTGTCCAGCGGCAATCTTCCCGTTCAGGTAGTCGAGCAGCACATCGGCATCGGTCGACGAAAGCCCCCTCGTCCACGCCGACCAGTCCCCGATGTTGCCGATGCGATCAATCAGCCGCCCCCGGAACCAGAGCACGGCGCCTGGGCCCAGGCCCTGCAGCGTATAGGTATTGGTCGGATAGCCGAACAGGCCCATGCTCTGCGCGGCCTCGCCCTGGAACGAGAGCGCTTGCTGGATTTCGGTGTAGGCAGTGTCGCCAGCGCCTTCGGCCGGGAAAGCCCAGTCGAGGCGGATGGTGAACGGTCCTGGCGTGGTGGTTAGCGAAGCCAGCGCCGGCGGCTTCCCCGCCTTGCCGGTGAGCGAAGTCAGCTCGGAAGCCTTCCACGCCGAGGCGATGTCCACGGCATTCACAGCCCGCACACGCGCCAGGTAGGCGCCGGCGTAGATGCCAGGCACATCGACGGCGAGGCTGCCGGTGCGCTGGATGCGAACCCAGTTCCCGCTGTCCTTCTTCCATTCCACATCATAGGCCACTGCCCCGGCCACTGCCGGCCAGGCGATGGTCATGGTGGTGATACTTATGCCCTGGTTCACCGCGTGGTAGGCCGAGACCGACACGCTGGCCGGCGCCTCGACGGTGCCAGTGGGCAGGATGCTGACCGGGCGGGTTTCCAACTTGGCGCCGGTATCGATGGCCGCGAACTTCGACGGCTCGAACTGCAGCGCAGATATTTCGAAGACGCCCTCCTCCGGGCGCGCAAGCTTCATCACACGGTACAGCGGCACGGCCAGGTCGTCGGCGTCCAGGGTCCAGACCAGCTCAGCCTGCGGGGCCTCGCTGTAGGCGGTGGTCACGGCGATCTGGCGGCCTGCCACCTGGCGAATGGTCCGACCTTCACAGGCGCCGCTGGGCAGGTTGATGATGAGCCGGTCGCCGGCCTTCGCACGGGTGTCGCGGTCGAGCGTGATGACGGTGCCGGCGGCCGCACTGATGCGCCCACCAATCTCGGCACCGGAGATGAGCTTGTCCGCCACCGGGATGACGTGGCCAGGCAGCGGAATGCGGCCGTCCATGCCCACCCGGAAGGTCACGGTTCGGTCCTGGCTGTTGGTCAGCAGAATCCATTTCCCCCGGCGCTGGCCTTCGGACTCGCGGGTGCAGCCGATGGCGCTGATCTCTACCGGGTTGTCGCCGTAGCGGCGCTGGAGCTTGGTATCCGAGACGGCGGCCACGTCGGTGTCGTAGTTGTTGGCCGGGTTGTCGTAGCTCACCAGTGCCCGGGTGTAACGCGTCCGCTCGCTGGCAGAGCCATAGGTAAATTTGCCGTCGACGACGTTCGCCCGGGTGAAGGCGAAATCGAAGTCGGCCGAGCGCGGGATATCGGCCTGGACGTTCAACTGGCCCTGGGCCCAGTAGGTCATGCCGCGGTAGATCGCCGAGATGTCGCGCAGCAGCTCCCAGGCGCCGGCACGGGCCTGCAGGTTGAGGTCGCACAGGTAACGGGGTTCCTGGCCGCCCTTGCCGTCCGGCACCAGTTGGTCGCAGTACTGCGCGATGCGGTACAGCTCGTACCGGTCGACCATCCAGGGCTTGATGCGCTTGCCCAGGCCGAAGCGATCGTTCGTCGCGATATCGAAGGTGATCCAGGCCGGGTTGTTGGTCCAGGCCGACTTGAAGCTCCCATCCCAGACGCCCGAGTAGGTGCGGTTCACCGGGTCGTAGTTGGTCGGCACCTGGATCTTGCGCGCATTGCACTCCAGGGTCACCGAGGGGATGTTGCTGAACTGCTCGGCGCTGAACTCGACGTAGAGCAGCGCAGTGTTGGGATAGCGCAGCTTGGCGTCGATCACCTCGGTCAGGCCAGCGATGAACATGGTATCCGCGATGCGGTTGTTGTTCTGGTTCGGCGTGATCCGGCGGACACGGATCTGCCAGCCGCTGGACGACTTGGGCAGGTCGATGCGACGGGACCGCTCGTAACGCGTGGTGGTCTTGCCGTCCACGGCCTCGAGCAGCACCTGCTGGTAGCCACCGCCATCGGTCGCCAGGTCAACGGCGTACTCGATCCGGTACCCGTTGATATTGCCCTCACTGTCCTGCTGCTGCAGAGACGGCCAGGCGAAGCGCAAGCGCACGGCAGACAGCTGGGTGTTGCTGATGGAGCGAACCCAGGCGGCGGTGCTGCGCAGCTCGACGTTGACCGTCGTCTCGTTCTCGACCGAAGGCAGGCCAGGAATATAGGGCTGCTCCACGGTACCCGGGCGCCAGGCCCAGGTGACGCCGGTGAAGTTGCTATTGCCCTGGGCATCGATCAGCGGGGTGTTGTCGAGGTAGATGTCCTGGCCCGCAGGCGTGCCGTCGAACTCCCCTTCGCCCACGGCGATGAGCATCTTGGCCTTAGCAATACTGCGCAGGCTGTCGGCGGCCTCGGACGGCTCCTTCGGCTTGCTTTCGCCGCCTTTGCGGCCGGTGATTTCGGGTGGCAGTGCGGCGCCCATGCGTTACTCCAAGGCATGAAAAAGCCCGCACGCGGCGGGCTCTGGAAACGGGTGACTTCGTAGGCGGACTCATGCCGCCGGGTTGATTGACCGGTTGAAGCTCACAGCGCCGTTCCCGGAGACCAGCCTGGCGCGTAGGTCAGGCTTTCCCCGGTATTTCTCTCGGTAGCTGCAGTCGGTAACTTTCCCGCAGCGCTAAAGGCGATCTATCTCGGCCTCGCCATCCAGAATGGCAATTTCCAGCCTGCTTCCGCAGATGGCGCCGTCCACGATCTCGAAAACATCGGCCAGCACCAGTTCATAGCTCACTTCGCTTTCCATAGGGCCTCCTAGGTGGCGTCTTCGGCGTAGATCCCGGCGCTGATGATGGCCCCGCCCCAGCGCCGGCGGCCGTAGCAGATCGGGACAGGGTTTCCGCTCGCTGTGGTGTTTCGGGCGCTGCCGAAGGCGTAGCTCGGCTGATTCTCCGGGGCGGCGCTGGTCTTCAGGCCCTTAGCCTGGGGGCTGAGCATTTGGATTACGCCGCCGGCAACTAGACCAATGCCTGCGCCCACGAGCGGCGTTCCGAATGGAGTGGCCGCCAGAAACACCCCTGCGACGATGAGCACGGCCCCGACGACTGTCTGGAGAAGCCCAGCTCGCTTGCTCCCACGCATCACCGGAACGATCCGAATCTCTCGGGTACCGCCAAGCTCGAAGCGATCAGGCCCGACGTTCTCGCGGTTACGGAAGACGGCGTAGACCAGGCCGCGACGCTCCAGGGCAGCGATGGCTTCGCGGAAGCCATCCAAGGTATTGCGCAAGGCGCTGAAAGCCTCATCAGCGGTGCCCCGGTCAAGGAAGTAGCGATGCGTGCGACCGAACAACCGGGCGAGCGGCCCGGACAGCTTGATGATGGTGGCTGGGGTGTAATGGGCTGCTGATGTCATGTTTTCTCCAGGTAAGAAAAAGCCGCCCGAAGGCGGCTGATTGCGGCAGAAGCTGCTCAATATCTAACGTATGGGTTCAGATAAACCCCCTGCATGTCACCGCTGATACGGAAAGCCTTCTCCTCACCAGGTGCAACGTCCGCCGACAGGGTGCGCAGGGCAGTTCCGGTGCAAATTCCAGAATTGCTCGGCCCTATGCTCACGTTTCGAGTCCCTGCGCTTACCCAGAAGCTGGCTTTTTGGCCTGTTGCCAGGTTCGCCGCCCTCACCCCGTCGATGTACACGCCGACGTCACATGCCGAGCCGGTCATGCCCGAATCACGGAGAACAGTAATTTTGCCGGCCACAGGAGACGTCTTGGCCTGGAAAGCAAAGACTTTGCTCGAAGGCGCTACCTCTGCGCTTTCCAAGGGGATTGGCGAAGACGCGCACCCCGCCAGTACCAGCACTCCCAGACCTACCGCAATCCACCTCATAGCGCATTCCTCACCGAGTTTTCGTAGAGTCTAGCGCATGGCGGCGGCACAGAAACCCAGCACAAGGCTGGGTTCTGAATGGCGAATGCTGCTCCGGGCGCGGCTAGCCCGCGCTGAAGAACGGGGCGTGCTGCTGAGCGTTGCTGCAGCGCCAGACCAAATCATCAAGCAGTGAAGACTGGCTCTGGATGATGTGGCGGTAGGCCTTCAACTCAAGCTCCAGCGCTTCGACGTTGGCACCTTCGGCCTTGTGGTGCCGGATCAGGCTCCAGATCGGCGACTTGAATTCGCTAGGAACCAGGGTTCTCACACTCAGGTGGACGGATCGCCGGCCATTGCGCTGCACAACTGCGCACTGCGGAACATGTGGATTGTTCGCCGCCAGCCATTCAGCAGGATAATGGACGACGCCTAGTTGGCTGCTCTCCTTCGGCAGCCACTCGCCCTCCATCGCGTATGCCGCGATGAAGTTTCGGGCGCTGTCGAGCTGAGCCGCTGGGATATCCTCGGCACTGCGAACGTTGAAAGCCGCATGCACCTGAGCCCACAGTTTCATGGTGGCGCGGCGCTGTACCTCCCTGGGCAGCGCCCGGACCTTTCCGGCGACCACAGCGCTCAGCACATGAAAGCCATCTGTGCCGATGGTCTGGCCGACCAGGGTCGTCATCTTGTCCTGGCTGTCTTCATAGCGACCGTGCTTGCGGATCGCCGGCAGCACTTCAGCGGTGACCCATTTCTTGAAGCGCCTGGCTTCTTTCTTGCGACTTTTGAAGATCAGCGAGTAAAGGCCTGACTCGTTGATGATCAACATTTCCTGGTCGCCGGAAGGGGTGTTGACAGTGGCAATACCCCTCTCATCATCGTCAAGCCCAGCGGCGTCCCGATCTGCTCGGCCATTGACAGCCAGAGATACGTTCGCAATGCCAAGCGAGCCGCAGACATCCGCGGCGACGAACCATGGCTGGCTATCGATCAGCATTGTGCGAACTGGGCGCTTATCAAAATTGAAGGGGATTACTTGAGCTGCTTGCATGATGAGTCTCCAACGATAGGTGAGACTCCGCCCCTCAAGGCCACATGGAGGGCGGAACCGTGCGGGTTGGCCTACCGGTCGTTGGCACCGGCCACTCTTGCGAGTGCCCACACGGCCCACCCATAACGAGGCATGCCATGCAATGGACACAAAAAAACCGCTCAAGGGCGGTCGTGTCCGCCAACAGTTACCGGGAGGCCAATCCCAGGCCGCTGAATTTGCAACGGCATCCGCATCATGCATCTGAGCCGATATCGAGTCAAGCCGGAGCATCGCGATGGCGCAGGATCAGCCGCGCGCGCTCGTGCCAGTTGCCCCCGTAGACGATGACCTCCGATGGGCGCCCGTGCAGATGATGCAGCAGGAACGGGCCTGGTCCGAAGACCTGGGCCTCCTCACCAGGTAGCGCCGGTTCGGTGCCGAGGTAGATGCCGGCATGGTTAGGATGGGCAGTCCGCCCGACCTGCATCACGATCATGTCGCCGCGCTGGGGCTGGTCCACCAGGTGGAAGCCGGCGGCCTCGTAATGCTGCTCGTAGAGGCTTGGGTTTTCGGCCAGCTCCCACCATCCATCGGTGCGGCTGTAGTTCGGAAACTCCAATCCCCACTCTCGGTGATACCAGTCGGCGCAGATCGCCCAGCAGTCCTGCAGGCCGTGGACGAAGGGGCGGCCGAGCAGCGGCACGTCCGCCTCCGGCAGCAGGGTCCGCAGATCGCCCTCCGGCCAGCTGAGGATGTACCAGGTCAGGCCCGAAGCGTTGCACATAGCGATATCGGCCGGCGACGGCCTGCTGGTGGCGTCGGGATGGCTGTGCACCACGGCCAGGATCTCGCCCTGGTCCTCGGCGGCAGCGTAGGCCTCTGGCGCGATGCGAAACTCCTCGCCCGGGTCGGCTGCGGTGTTCTCGCACGGCACGTATCGCTGGCGGCGGCCATCCTTGATGACCAGGCCGCAGCACTCGCGCGGGTAGACCTCCGCCGTATGAGCCTGCACCGCTGCCAGAATGTGTTTCAGCATGTTCAGCTCCTGGCGATCAGTGAGACGGCAGGGAAGCCGCCGTGGGGTAGCTCGTTGCCCTCACCGAAGCGCGGCACGCAGCCGGTACCCAGGGTGGCATCGCAGACATCGCGGGCCGGGTCATCCGTCAGTTGGCCGTCCTCGTCGCGGTATGGTCCGGTATAGCCACAGTTCGGGCCCCGGTAGCCGCCGGTCATTGCCCAGTGGCACAGCGTCGTGCACTGGCGCCCTACGGCTTCGCCAGCGGTATCGCCTGGCGACGCGAGATCCCAGCTGACCACCTCGCCATCCTCGCGAGTCTTCTGGTCCAAGTACCAGACCTCGATCACCTCCTGGGTAGGGTCGGCGGTCGGGTTGCCTGCTGGAAAGTTGCGTACGTCCAGGTACTCGGCCAGCGTTTCGCGCATCACCAGCCGAAACTGCAACAGGTCCTCGAAGGCCAGACAGAGCGCGGTGATGCGGCCCGAGACGTTGCCGGCGGAGAACGTCGGCCGCGGCGCCGTGCCGTCGCTGGTGGCCTCGATGCCTTCCAGCTGTACGGGCCAAGCCGCGTACTCGATGCCCTTCCACCAGATAGACTTGGCCGGCAGCTGGTCTGCATTGGCGCCGGCTGCGGTGATCTCCTCCGGCGTGTGCGGAATAGCGTGTCCGTGGAAATACAGCACGTCGGCGCCGAATTCGCTTCCATCAATCTCGAACAGCCTGATCTCGGCGCCAGGCTCCAGCTGCTGGTAGCGCGTCTGCAAACTCATGGATGGAACCACTGCTCGAAGGTGACGGTGAGGGTGTAGATGTCGGCTCCATGGGCCGCCAGGCGATGCTCGCCGGCTATGTAGAAGCCCACCGCCCCGAGAGGCGGCGTCCAGAGGAACGATCGGTACCCAGCGTGGCGATCCAGGAAATCCCGGATCGCAACGATGGTCGCCTCGCCACCCTTGAACGTCAGCGGCCAGGTCTGCGACTTGTTGTTGATCCCGTTGCCGACGACCTGGGCGTAGCCGTCACCGAGTGGGGTCTTGCGGGTTCGGTAAGTCGCGGTGCCTTCGGCATCAGGCCGTGGACTCCAGGTGAACGTTTCAACGGCCATTGACGAGCCTCCAGATTGATCCGCCGGTGGCGATTTGCTGCTGAACCACCCGCAAGGCGCCATCGCTGATCATCTTGCCCAACTGCTGTCCAGCGGCGCCGGCCTGTGAGGCATCCGTGGTCGCCGTGGCATTCCCGCCCGCATCCACGTGCACCTCGGTGTGAATCTGGATCGGCGCCGACGACGGCAGGCTACTCTGCCCCTGCAGCGCCCGCACGCCGAGCGATCCGTCAGCGGCCCGAGTCAGGGGCATGATGGCCTCTGGGCCAGCCTCGCCAAATACGCCCGCGCCCTTGGCGAAGGCAAACAGCTTCGGGGTGTCGTGCACCTGGTTGCTAAAGGCCGAAAGGCTCGGGCTGTCGTACACGCCACCCTTGGCGTTGTAGCTCAGGCCGGAGACGTCCAGTTGCGGGTTGAAGGTAGTGGTGCTGCCCCCTACCGAGGCGCTGGTGGCAGCGGGTGCCGTACCTCCGGCCCCGAAGTAGCTGGCCGCGACAGATCCAGCGATGCTCAGCAGACCGGACAGCGCCTGGCTGCTGGCCGAGCGCAGGGCGATCTTGGCCATGTCCGCCAGCACCGACTTGGCGAAGTCGCTGAACGACAGCTTGCCGGTCAGGGCGAAGCTGACGATCGCATCCTCCATTCCGCTGAAGGCGTTGGTGAATAGGCTTTTGGTCTGGCCGGCGACGTTCTTGGCGCTGGCCAGGTAGTTCTGATAGGCATCCTGGGCACCCAGGGTCCAGTCGGCGTTCTGGCGGTCCAGTTCGGCGTAATAGTCCTCGGACTGCTTGAGCGCCTTGGCCTGGCCGGCTCGGATCTTCTCGGCGGCCTCGTTGTACTGGTCCGATCCCAGCAGGTCCTTGGGCGTGGCCTTGTCCAGCTGCTCCTGGTACCGCTGGAACTCGCGATAGATCGACTTCTGCTGGTTCAGGCGCTCCCGGTATTGGTCGCCCATGCCGGCGCCGTCCAGCTGGCGGCCGTACTGCTCGGCCTGGGAGGCCAGGGTGCTGGCGATCGAGGTGTCCAGCTGGGCCGCGCGCTCGTTGAGCTTCTGCAGTTCCTGCTTGTGGACGATCTCTTGCTCGATGGCCGCGTTTTTCTGCAGCTGCGCCTTGATCTGATCCTGGTTAGCCAGCAGGCTCTGCTGGTCGGCCGTCAGCGTCTGCTTGGTCTTCAGGTCGGCGATCTGCTGCTCGAACTGCGCCAGCTTCTGCTGGGAGGCTGTCAGCTTCTCGCTGCTGGATAGCTGTTCTTCCAGGCTGCTCTGCTGCTGCCGGAGGGCCAGGAGGGTTCGGGTCGCCTCGTCGTCGCTGTAGGCCTTGGCCCGAGGGGTCTTCTTGTCCTTGAATTTCTCCTCGATGCCAGCAAGCGCCACGGTGTATTCGCGCTGGATGGCAGCCGCATCGGCACCAGCCACGCGCAGCCGCGCTGCCCGCTCCCGGTCCAACTCGGCGATGGCGTTCTTCTTCTGGGCCTCCTTGTCCAGGCCGGCCAGGTACTTCTGGTGCATCGAGGTGCTGGCGGCGATGGCGGCTCGCTCATCGTCGGCGGCCAGACCCTGGGCGCGGGAGATGGAGTCCTGGGTGGCCTTCTGTTGCTTGAGGAAATCGAGCTGGCCCTGGAGGGCGGCGCGCTGGGCATCCTGGGCAGCCTGATCACGGCTGGCCTGCCGGCCGGTGACCGAACTGCGCGCCGGCAGCTCATCCAGCTGCTTCTGCACCTTCTCGATCTGCTGCGCCAGGGTGTCCTCACGCCCGATGTTGAGCATGGCATCCCAGGCTTTCTTGGCACCGCTGGTGAGGCTGTTCCAGGCCGATTCAAGGGTACCGAGGTTTTCCTTGATGTTCTTGGCACGCTCCTGCAAAGCGCCGGCGTAGGTCGCCTCGGCCAGGTTGGCGGCGGCGGTCTTGTTACCCTGCTCTTCCAGCGCGCGGATCTGGTCGTAGACCGCTGCGGTCAGGTAGTTGTATTGCTCGTTCAGTGCCGCCGACGCCTTGGTGGGCTCGTCGGACAGACGCTTGAACTCGGCCACGGTATCGGCCACGGCCTTGCCGGTGGCGGATTCCCAGGCCACGGCGGCAACCGCCATGTCCTTGAACTGGTCGCTGGTCAGCGATCCGGTAGATACCAGCAGCGCCAGGGCTTCGGAGGCAGCGCCGGTGGTACCGGTGACGCCACTGACTTCCTTGGCCAGGTCCGCCATCTGCCCGGTGTTCTTGCCGGCGAGGTTGCCGGTGGTAACCAAGGAAACGCGGAACGCATCCTGCTCCTTGGAGCCCTGGTAGTAGACCAAGGCGAGCGCGGCCGCCGCGGCAGCGGCCAGCGTGAAGGGATTGACGAGGCCGAGGACATAGCCGCCCAGGGCGCGCGCTGCAGGCGCGGCGCCACCAAACATGTCCTTCAACTGACCGCCCTGCTGCAGGAAAACCTGCAACGGGTTTTGGCCAGCTTCCAGGCTCACAACAATATCGGTGAACTGCGCCGGCACACCACGCAGCGCCGCGGCCTGGGCCTTGGCGCTCATGGTGTACTTGTCGTTTGCCGAGGTCGCCTTGGTCAGCCCGTCGCGCATGGCGTTGAGCTTGCCCAAGTACTCGGCGTAATCGTCGGCCGGCAGGCGGTTGGCCTTGCGATGGGCGGCCAGCTGCTGCTCCATCTTGTCCAGCTCGCCCAGGCGCCCCACTACCGGGTCGATCTTGCCCAGCAGCTTCTCCAGGTCGTTCTGCTGCTTGGTGGTCTCGGCCTTGAACCTCTGCATGGAGCGCGCGGCACGGTCCATGCCCTGCTCGAAGCCGCCGGTCTTGGCGACCAGGTCGAGCGTCAAACTGCCGAGGGAGCGAGTTGCCATGTGTCAGTTCCAGGTGGTGGCCCGCCGAAGCGGGCGATCAGTGCCAGGTGGCCATGGCTTGGTCGAGCGAGATGCCCGCGGCCTCCTCCTTGGCCTTGGCCAGGGCGGACTCGTAGGGCATGAAGGCCTCCATCTCCACCTCGCCGCCGTGGATGCGGCTCAGGACGGTGGCCAGCATGGCGAAGCCGTGTTCCAGGCGGTTGCCCAGGTTCAGGCTGCCGCGCCGGCGAAGGTAGGCGTACCAGTCCATCGCCTCGGCGTAGGTCAGCCGGTCCTTAGCCTCGAGGATGGTGCGGCCGCCGATGCCATGCAGCACAAGCTCGTGCCACATCTCATCGACGGCGGTCAGTTTTTTGCCGCAGTCTTCCCGAGGCCGTTGACCTCATGCACGGCATTGAGCAGCGCGAAGGCCAGATTCGGCTCCAGGTTCAGCGCGTCCTCGTAGGGGATTTGCTCCTCGCCCTTCTCGCCCAGTAGCACGCATTCGCTGATCAGCTTGGCGTTGCGGCTGCGCTTGGCCACGGTGGCTTCGTCCTCGCCCTCGCCCGGGGCGTACAGCTTCTCGATCACGGCGAAGGATTGGCGCTTCACCAGGACGGTGAACTCGTCGATTACCGGATTTTCCTCGGCATCCACCTGGCCGCGATTCCACTGGATGGTCTTCTTCACGGGCGCCGCTTCGACAAAAGCGCCGGCGGCTTTCAGATCTTTCAGTTTCATGCTGGGTCCTTAGGCGCTCTTGCGCTTCCACTTGCTGCCGCCGGAGCGCTGGATGGTGGCGGCCGTGGTCACGACCGTGTTGCCGGCGAAGTCGAACGGGAAGTCCGACACATAGCCCTTGAACTCGAACCAGGTGCGGTTATCGGGCAGCACGAAGTTCCACTCGGTGCTGAGGCTGGCCGTGGCCGTGGCGCCCGAGCCGGCGCCGCCGCTGAACGCGACCGTGGGCGCGCTGGTGTAGCCGGTGCCGGGATTGGTGATGGTCAGGCCAGTCACCTTCCCGTCGGCCACTACGGCAGTCGCCGCGGCGCCCGATCCACCGCCACCGGTGAGGGCCACGGTGGGCGCCGAGGTGTAACCGGAGCCGCCATTGCCGATCGCCAGGCCGCTGACGGTGCCGGTCTGGGCAGCGGTCGGCAGCGAAGTCGGCTCGTTGTTCTCGTCCACCGGACCGTCGGACCAGCCCACCACCCACTTGATAGTGGTATCGCCGGTCGCTTCGGACAGCTGGTGCAGGCGGATGTGGCTGTCCTCCTTGGGATCTGCCTGGACGGTCAGCGAAGCCGAGCCGGGAGTGCGCAGCCCCTTCATGTACTCGCGTTCCAGCGCCGAAAGCGGGGTGGTATCGATCTGATCGGCCGGGGAGCCGCCGGGACTGAACGCGGTGGCGCGCGCAACCTCCATGACGGTGAAGGCGCCGGTGCCGCTGGAGGGCGGCACCAGTCCGAAGATCTGGGTTCCTTGGGTGAGAATTGCCATGTGGAGCGTCTCCTGCGGGCATGAAAAAACCCGCCGGAGCGGGTCGAGGGGTGAGTTGGTGAAAGGTCAGCGGAGCACAGTCCACTCGAGGTCGAAGCTGACCCGGTAATTCTTGGTGTCGCGGTCGCGGCTCTCGCCGTTGTAGGCCACCAGGTAGGCCACTCCCTCCAGCGCATCGCGCAGGGCCGTGGCGGCAGCGCGCACGCTGGCAGCGCTGGTGCCGTAGACGTCGATCTGGGTGCGGAAGGCGTCCACGACAGGGCGGCCGGAAAGGAAATTATCCGGGCTGCCGCTGATGATCTGCCAAACGGCATATGGCAGTGCCGGTTTCTCCTCGGTGTCACCGAAAGGCCACACCCGCACCGGGTCACTTCCCAGCAGCGCCTTGACCTGGGCGGACGCCGCCGCAGCCTTGAACAGAGGGGGAAACATCAGACCAGCTCCTTGTTCAGCTCGTCGTTGAGCACGTCGACGAAGGTCTGGATGACGTCCGGCACGTTGTTGTCCAGCGCCGGCCGCATGAAGGGTCGGGCCCGTGAGCGCTCGGTGCCAAGCTCGACGAAGCGCCACTGCGTCGGGTTCGGCGAGTTCTTGTCGTAGCGAGCGCCGCCCATGACGCCAACACGCATAACGATCCCGCCTTCGCGCCGGCCCTTGATCGTGCCCTCGCGGATCACGATGAAATCGGCGGTATTTCGCGGGGTATTGGGGTCATCGATCTGGTTGGCTCGGTCGACTGCATCGTCGCGCACGATCTTCATCGCCGCCCGTGCGGCCCGGCGCACGGAGCGCTTCTGGATCTTCTCGGGCAGCTGGGTCAGGCGCTCGATCGCATCGTCCACGCCCTTGAGGGTGAAGGTGATCATGCTCAGCCCTCGTCGAGTCCGCCCGAAACCATCAGGGTGAGGTACTCCCGCCCGGAGTTCTTGTCCGGCAGGACCGCCTCGATGTTGTAGATCACGCCGCGGTGCACAGCGCGCATGGCGGCGGTGACGCCGGAGCGGTACCGGATGACGATCCGGGCCGTGACCTCGTTCTGGGTGGCCTGCCCGGCGATGAACTCGCGGCCGCTGACCGGTTCGACGGAGGCCCATGTCGAGGCAACGTTAGACCAGCCGTCGACCATTTCGCCGGTGTCAGGGTCTTGGGTCCGAGCGACCTTCTGCAGGGTCACCCGCTGCCGCATGATTCCTGCCTGCACAAATGCTCCTGGGGATGCTGCTCATCCGGCGGTGGGTATTAGAAGCGTTTGCGGTACCAGAGCAGCCGGTCCACAGCTAGCGGCACGGCGCTTGGGGCATTGCCCACCACCACTGCCTCGCGGTTGGCATACCAGTGGCCGACTAGCAGCAAGATGGCTTGCTCTACGTCCTTGGTGATCAGCATCTGCTCCGGCCCGGTGGGGTTGGCCTCCACCAGGGTCCGGTCACAGTGCTGCTCGACGTGGGCCTGCGCGGCGGCGAGATACCCCTGGATCAGGCTGTCCTCGTCGCTATGGTCGACGCGCAGGTGCAGCTTCACCCGGGACAGCTCGATCATCACGCGCCCTCGCCTTCGCCCTGGCCAGCACCGCCTTCAGGCTTTTCGGCGTTGCCCTTGTTCTCCTTGGGCTTGGCCTGCTTGTTGTCCTTGGGCGCAGCCTGCTTGCTTTCGCCGCTGACTTCCTCAGCCAGGCCCTTGCCGATCAGTTGATGGGCATAGTCCTTGTCGACGCCCTCGAAGAGGGTGAAGGCAGGGATGCGGGCGCTGTCGTGCTTCAGCTTCTCGGCATCGCCGTCGAAGCTCCACAGAGTGCGGATGTTCATGGATCACCTCGAACGAGAAAGGGGCCCGAAGGCCCCTGTGATGGTTTGCGACGATCAGGAGGCAGCGGCGAAGCGGCCCTTCACGAAGGCGTAAGGGCGACGCACGGCGAGGCCCAGGCGCTCCTCCACCAAGATGACGCGCTGGTTCTTCACGAAGTCGTCGTTGATCATGCCGACCTTGACCGTGAAGGCCATGCGGTCGTACAGACGCGCGCCCTGGGCGAAGGAGCCGATCAGGTACTCACCACCGGTAGCGGGAGTGCCACCGTTGGCCGGCGCGCCCTCGTCCATGCTGTCGCTGACCACCACCGGGCGGCCCCACAGCACCGGAGTCACCATGCCCTGGAGGTTCGCGAACAGGTAGCGATTCTGCGTGTCCTTCTGCAGCTCAATGTTCATCCAATCCAGGTCGGACATGACGATGGCATCGGCCGCGCGCTGGGACTGTTTGCGCACCTGGTAGATCGCCCGGCGGACGGTGTCGATCGCGGTGTCCCCGGTCTTCGACAGAGTCGTGTTGAAGGCGCTGGCCTGGGTCATCAGGCCGTTCAGGTTCTGGCCGGTGCCATCGCCCTTCAGAATCTGGCCTTCCTCCTTCAGCTTCAGGTCGTAGCGCAGCAGCTCCTGGATGTAGCTGTACAGCTGCGGGATGTCATCCAGCGCTTCGTCGGTGACCGGCATCCACACCGCGATCTTGCGGATGGTGTCGGTCTTGGGTTCGAAGGTGACATCGCTGGAGGGCTTGGCAGCACCTTCGGCCACCATGCCGGCGCCGAGGGTGTGCAGCTTCTCGACGTAGTAGCTGTAGGCCTGGCCAGTCACCGGGGTGGTCGGGATCAGGTCGCGAATCACCAGGGATTGGCGCGGACGATCCTGGATGGTCGGGTCCCACTCGGCCGGCACCAGGCCGGCGCTGGTTACCTTGGTCTCGGACATGGCAGCCATGTCGCCCTTGGTGATTTCCAGCTCGGCGGAGTTCTGCTGCTTGGTGGTCAGCGCCTTGTAGGCGTCGTTGCCCTTGACCAGGTCGATGAAGGACTTCTGCTCGCCGGCCTGACCACGCAGCCGCACGCCCTTCTCTTCGATCTTCTGGACCTGCTCGATGACGCGCTCGATCTCGCCCTTCTGGTTCTCGATCTGACGCTTCATCTCGTTGGAGACGGCTTCGCCCTTCTCCTGGTTCTGGATGACGGTGTCGTACTTCTGCTGCAGGCCGCCGAAGCCTTCCTTCAGTTGGCGGTCCAGGGACTCGCGCAGTTCTTTCACTTCGCTCATGGCGATACTCCGAAATGGTGGGTGAACAGGTGGGAAATGTCTTTCAGCTCATCCACGATCGCCGTGGCCTCGCTGCCACCGTCACGGTGGAGCGCGGGATAGCCGAGCGAAGCGACTGCCGCCGCTTCCTTCTGCGAGAGCCCCATGCGTTCGCGCAGGGCGCTCTCGAAAAGCCTGATGTCCGATTTCACGGTGGTGATCTGGGCAGCCGGGTTCATGCCGAACGGCACCACGGAGGCCTCCCAGAGTTCAGCCTCCTTGATGATCCGCACGCGCCGGCCGGCGCGGTCTTCGAAGCTGTCCTTGAGGGTGTTGAAGCCGATGGACATGCTGTCGAGCGTGCCGTCCTTCATCAGCTCCAGGGCGTCGCGGGCGTAGCTGACGCGCGGGTTGATCTGGCCCTTGATGAACAGGCCGTGGTCGTCCGACTCGAAGTCGCCGGCGCCGATCAGCCGGGTGAGGTCGTGGAACAGCGCCAGCTTCAGCTTGCCGGCGCGGGTGGTCTTCACCTTCACGAAGGCGCCCGGCAGGATCACGTCGGCGCCCAGGTCCACGTTGTTGAAGACCGAGGCGTAGCCCTCGAAATAGCCGGCATCGGTCACCTCCTTCAGCTCGAAGGGGCACTCAACTTTGCTGAGCATTGGCTTGCATCTCCCACCGGGTCACCCGGTCGTATTGCTCGCCCACCAGGGGCGTGAGGTTTTCTTTCTCGCGGACCTCGTTGGTGGTCATCCACCCGGAGCCGCCGGAGCCGCCTAGCGCGGCCTGGTAGTAGCTGGCCCGCGCCGTGCTATCAGCGCGCAGCAGGCCTTCCACGACGAACTCGACGAAGCGGGTCGTGTCGCCGAAGAGCTTGTCGTTGAGCTCGTCTTCGATAGCGTGCAGATAGGGCATCAGGCCGAAGGTGACGAAGAAGCTCAGCTGCTGCTCCAGGTTCGAGCCCATGATCGAGGTCTTGCTGGCCCGGTTCGCCAGCGGCAGCGGGACGCCCCAGATGCCGGCGAGGGCCTCTTCCTGGAACTGCTGCGACTCGATGAATTGGCTGTCTTTCTGCGACAGGCCGGCGGGGATGATCTTGGGATTGCCCTGCAGGATCGCCATCTTGCCGATGTCCTCGACGTCGCCCTTGCGCACGTCGGGGAATTTCTCCATCACCTGCACCTGCTGCTCCTTGGTCAGGAACTGCTCGTAGATGACGTAGCCGCCGGTGAAGCCACCCTTGCGCATGAAGCGCGCCGACCAGTCCTGCGCGGCCTTGGCCAGGCCCATCGTCTCGGCCTGGTGCTCGACCGGCGACAGGCCGTTGATGCCGTCGCTGCTGAAGATCTTGAAGTGCAGCATGTTCTCCGGCGAGACCGCGAAGCGCTCACCGCCTGCGGTCACCCAGTAGATCAGCTCGTCGTCGGTGTTGACCTCGACCTGGTCCGCGCTGAATGGGATGAAGCCAATCGGGTCTCCGGTGGATTCGCTGCGCTCAATCACGGCGAAGGCGTTGCCGCGCAGCGCCATGTTCACGACCGCGGCCTTGAGGAAATTCAGCCGGGTCATGTAGGGGTTGGGCTTGCGTAGCAGGCGCAGCACCCGGTCGCGGCCTTTGATCAGCTGCCGGCGTTCGTCGCCATCCTCGTAGAGCTTGAGCGGCAGCCCACCGGTGGACTCGCTGAGGATCTTCACGCACGACCAGACGATTCCCACCGACAACGCGGTCTTGGGCGTCACGCGCACACCGGACTGGGTCCGCCGGCCGCCGACTTCCATATCGACCTCGACATAGTCGCCGGTCGCAGGATCGGTGTAGCCGAAGAACCGCCAGCTGAGCGGGTTGTACCAACGAAATGCCATAGTCAGCCTACGAGTCCGAAGAAGCCGTTGTTCAGGTAGTCATCCATCCCGCCCTTGGCCTCGGGGTTGAGCGACATCAGCGATACAGCGTTGAAGACCGCCATAAGCGGGTCGATCTTGGCCGAGCCGCTGGCCTGTTTCGTGATCAGGATTGAGTTGCCCCGGGGCTCTACCCGGGCGTTGCCGCAGCACCAGGCCATCATCGGCTGGCCGCCATGCACCATCGTTCCCTCGGCCAGGCGGCGCTCGGTGGACTTGATGGCCCCGCCCAGGCGCCAGCCCTGCGAGATGCCGATGATCTTGTCCGCCGGCACGCCCGCGGCGGCCAGGCCGTCCAGGATCGCGTCGATGCCCGCCGGGTCGACCCCGGCCTTGTCCAGCAGCCCGGCGCGCTCGACCTGGGCGACCATGTCGGCCAACTCCTCAACGTCGTCGCCGATGGTCTCCACCAGGGTGAGGTGACCGTCGTTGGCGAAGTCTCGGAAGCGCGGCGCCTCGGATTTGCGCCGCTCCAGCACGGAGGGATGGGCCCAGGCGTGTGTCCAGGTGAGCCAGAGCCGCGTGCTGCGCTCTCGGCCGATGAAGGCAGCGCCCAGCAGGTCGTCGAGGCCGCCCCCGTCGATGCCGGCGCAGATGACCTCGGACCGCTCGATCAGGTCGTTCAGCGATTGGCAGTGGGCGACAGCCTGCTGCTCCCAGAACTCGGCACCGGCCCAGCGATCCGAGCGCAGCGCCAGGCCGATCTCGACGTTCAGGTGCTTGGCCAGGAAGCCGCGGAACGACTCCTCGCCGTCCAGCTGGGCCTGGGCGTAGCCGCGTTCGATGAATGGCTCGTCGACCGACAGCCCCAGGTTGGGGTTGGTCACGTAGGCGTTCGCCGCGTCACGGTGGGCGCCAGCGTCCAGCATCGACTTGGGAAATTCGTACAGCACCGGCAAAAACGACTTGTCGTCGATCGTGCCGTCCCGCACCTGGCGGGCATACAGCAGCTTCTGCCGGAAGACGCCGGCCGGCGGGTCGTCCGACTGGGTGGTGGCCCAGATGATGAATCCCTCGGGGCGCGACGCCAGGCCGCCGGTGGCCTCCCGCAGCATGGCCTCGGCGTTGTTGCGCTTGCCGAACACCCAGAGTTCGTCGATGAAGACGCCAATGGCCTTCTTGCCCGATACCGTCTCGCTGTCGGCCGCCACCACCTTTAGCGTCGCACCGGTCAACCGATGGGTCACCGTCCGAATGTGGTTCTGCACCTGGAGCAGCTCTTTCAGCTCCTCGTCAGCATTCACCATGTCCCGGATCGGGATGTAGCTGTTGTCGGCGATCTCCTTCGTCGGCGCGATGATCACGAACTCGCCGGAGGGTCGCCAGTTCAGGATCAGTGCCGTCAGCATGATGCCGGCGGCGATGGTCGACTTGCCGTTCTTCTTGCTGATCAGCAGGAGGAACTCGGTGATCATCCGGCGACCGGTCTCGGCATCGTAGGCACCGAAGATCGCGGCGACGAACTCGTTCACCCAGGGGCGGACGGTCTCGCACATCAGCGGGCTGCCGGTGGCATCCACCATGCGCAGCTGGCCGAAGACGTTCAGCGCCTCCTCGGCCTGGTCGGGGAACAGCGGGCCTTGGGGGATCAGCGACTCCCTGGCGACGATCCGGCGCTCCCAGTCCGGGCACGCGGTCGACCACTTCAAGGCCTACCGCCTGGCACCGCCTTGAGCTGCGGCGGCTGGCGCGGGCCGAACTTGCCACCCGCGGCCTGGCCGGCCTTCTCCTTCGCCTGTTCCTTCTTGCCGCCCTCGCCACGGCGCTGGTGGATGAAGGGCATCAGCGCCTTAGCGGCGTCGACCCGGAGCTTCGGCTCGGTGCCGCCGTCGTTCATGACCGCCAGCAGGAAGTCCTTGGGGTCGGAGTGGGTCAGCGCCCGGGCCAGGTCGAAGCCACCCGGCTCGTCCTCATCGCCCTGCTCGTCATCGGCGTGGTCTGCCGGCTCCTGGGCGGGCTCGGCCAACCCCTTGGGAGCGCGCTTGGGGCGCTCGGCTTTAACACCAGCTTTAACATCCGCTTTAACGCCGACGCCGTTCGGGAACAGGGCGTTGAGCTTGTGCAGCTCCAGCTTCACATCGGCATCGGCGGCCAGGCGCGAGCCCGCTGCCGACGCGGTTTTCGGGGAGTACCCTGCGGCGATCGCCGCGTCCTTGTTGGACGCACCTCCCCTGACCGCGTCGATGAAGGCGCGCTTCTTGGGGGTGAGGGCCATTTAACAGAAACCTGTGGGAGGAAAAAAATCTGTGCGTGGGAGGGGGCGCGGTCTAGAGCCGCAGCGAGCCCTATATTTTGACCGCCCCCTGGCTCACCATTGGCGGCATTGACGTGCTACAAACCTGACCGTTCTTCGGCCTGCTTGACCGAGCTGTGGCAGCTGACGCACAGGCCCTGCCAATTGGACAGATCCCAGAACAGCGTCATGTCACCGCGATGGGCGACGATGTGGTCGACCACGCTAGCCGCAGTCACCAGCCCCTGGCGCTGGCAGTAGGCGCACAGCGGGTTATCACGCAGGTGGTGCTCTCTAGCCCTCTGCCACTTGTAGCCATAGCCGCGCTGAGTAGAGGTCAGCTTATCGGTACGCCATGAGCCTGGCTGAATTACCGGCACCCTGCCGGCCTGCGTTCCAAGCCGAGGCTTGAGCGTGGTCAGCCTGCCCATCAGAGCGGCCTGCCTGCCAGGTCACGGCGCGGCGCCTGGTCGTCGGCGCCATCGGCCTGCTGGTCAGCCAGGTAGTCAACCATCTCGCGGTTGCTCTCGGCCAACAGCCTGTTGCTCTCGGCTAGCTCCAGCATCGCTTGGGTCTGGCGCGCCAGTGCAGCGATCAGCGCCTGGTGCTCAGTCATGGCTTCACCTGCTCTTGTGCCTGCCCGGCCATCTCAGTCGCCTTGGCAGCGGTATCGCTGGCCTTGATGGCTATCTTGCTGGTGTCGCTACGGGCGGCGGCCAACTGATCGGACTGCCGGGCGATGATCTGCTTCGACTCGTCGAGTAGCCCACGCATGTAGCTGATGTCGGCCCGGCACGCCTGGTCGTCAGCGGCGCTCTCGATGCGGTGTGCAGCAATCAGCGACAAGATGTCGTTCTTCGAGGACCAGATCCCCGCCGAGAAGCCGCAGGCAGCGGCCAGCAGCACGGCCAGGGTCGCATACACCGCCACGCCAGAACGGTCCCAGGCGGTCCGCACTCGCTCACGAGTCGTCATTTGAGTCTCCCGGCCATTTCTTCTAGCTTGGCGCTCAGCGTCTGGTTCTCTTCGCGCAGGTGCCGCACTTCCTCGGTCAGTGCCGAGGACTGGGCCATTAGGGTGGCGTTCTGGATCTTCACGGCCAGCAGCTCATCCCGCATTTGGGTGACCACCTTCCAGGCTTCTTCGGCCTTGGCCTCTGCCCGCTCGGCCCGCTCCTGCTGGAATTTGCGGTCTGTCTCAAGGATGCCGACCTGGGTCTGATCAGCCCGGCGCATCTCCAGCCACTTGTTGAAGCACAGCAGGATCGCCATGAACGCACCCGCGCCGAGCCCGACCACGCCGAGCCCACTGGTCGCTAGTGCGGATGGCTCCATTTCGATACTCCAGAAATGCGAAAGGCCCGCCGAAGCGAGCCTTGAGAATTAACGCCCGTTGCCAGGCGGACCCGAAGGTCATGTGCCCCTTAGGGGCTGCCTACTGTCGTCACGACGTTGGCGTTTGGATCAGGGAGCCTGGCCTTCCAACCAGCGAGGACGGGATACGTTCCCCCGAACATGAAAAAGCCCCGGCACAGGCCAGGGCTTCGGAGTCGTCTGCATCTTCATCACACGCAGAATCGACAAGATAGGAAAGATAGTGATCGTTTGATCAGTCGTTTGCAAGCTCTTCTTGCTCATAGCGATGGACCCCATGGTTATGAAAGCCTCCATGAGCAAGTTCTCTCGCCTTTTCAACGGCAGTTTTAGCCTCATCGATAGAAGCGAAAAGCTTGTCCAGAACGATCTCGCCGCGGCGGATTACCCGCGCGCGCCAGCGCTCACTTGAGGGCAGGTACGTGACCCCCTTTATGCCGGTTGTACTGCGTCTGTTTACCTTCATGTTTGCGCTGTTATCTGCATATTCAGCAAGGCGCAAGTTCTTGAAAGCATTGTTGCTTCGATCTCCGTCAACGTGATCTATGCACTGGGCTGGCCACTCGCCTGTCATGTACAACCACGCCAATCTATGAGCTTCGTAGAGGCGCCCATCCACGCAGATACGGACATAACCTGACTTGGTCACTGCTCCAGCCAGGCCACCCCTTCGAATGCGGCGGCCTCCTCTGCGCCACTCGAAAACACCAACGACCGGGCTATAGCTTACGACCTCACGTAGTCGCTCGACGGTAATACTGGGCTTCATGCGGCCTCCGATATCAGAACGCCTTCTTCTTCGAGGACGGCCTCGGCTCTGCGCAGAGCAACGGTAACTAGGGCCTCGCAACGCTGCTTTAACTCATTTCTCCAGCGGCGCCGAGTAGGCTCAGGGCGCGCCTCAGGATCCCAGCTGTTCATGCAGTAGAACGCCTTCGGCAGGACGATCATGTCGGTGGAGCGGCGCCCCTCTACGCCTCGCAGCTCGGGTATCGCCCAGGCGGTCACGGCCTTGGAGACGAACAGGCGTGGTGCCGGGGACTCGATGCGCGGTATGACGAAGCCGATGGCGCCCACCTTGCGCGCCTTGTGGGTGCTGTACTTGGCCACCAGCACAGCCCAGTCCAGGCCGGATAGCTGGCGGTGCAAGCGAGCGTGAAGCAGGCAGTCCATGTCGCGCTGCTCCTGGGGGCTCAGGCCGCTCCCAGTGCGCGCCTCTGGGTAGCCGGTGGTGACCAGCTTCTGCCAGGCCTGCTTGCTGGTGTTGTCGATGGTCTCAGCGGATAGGCAGCGGACGACTGCACTGAGGGTGTCGCGGTAGTAGCTCATGGTCAGTCTCCGGTGTAGTGCGAGCCGTGCGGGCCGCGGCGGTTGCTCGATTCGTAGGGCTGCTTCCGCTGCAGGGTGGCCAGCTGCTGTTCCAGGTGCAGGAGGCGGTGACTCAGTGTGAAGACCAGATCCTCGGCGGGCATCGGCTGGCCGGTAGCGTGGTCGACCCAGCCGGTGCCGGCGCAGGTGTCGCACTCCATCTCGTAGAAGACGCCCTTGGTGACGCCGCGCCCGTGACATGTCACACATTGCGAAATCGGCTTTACCTTCCGGGTGAGGTCAGGCCCGTGCTGCTTGCGCATTGGCCCTCCTGTCGATCTCTGCCTGAATGCGTTCCCGCTCGCCCAGGGCGGCGGACATCTCGCGCTCAGCCTTCAACTGCCCAGCGCGGTTGACGCTGGAGCGGTCCTTCCAGATGCGCCCACCCAGGCGGGAGCCAGGGCGACGGGCCGACTGATATCCGCGGCAGGCGTGGGCGGTGCTGGCGGCATTCGTGTACAGCTCCTGCAGCACCATCCGGCGCCGGCGCAGGTCTTCGTCGCTGGCAGTGGCCAGGCGCTGGGCGGCCAGGGCGTTCATCTCGGCGATCACCACAGCAGCGTCGTCGGGTGCGGCCAGGCGCGCCTCATCGTGGTGGCTCAGGAAAACGACCATGGAGTGGCCTAGGATCTGCCTGGCCAGGCCGGCCAGGTCTTGTGCGGGATGGTTCATGGGCGGGCCTCGGTAGCAGGCAGGCGGAGATAAGCGGTCAGGTGCTCGCGAGCGTCGTGCACGCCCCGACAGACGATGGCCAGGTAACCCTGGTCGGTCAGCCGCTGCAGCGCGGCCAGCTGGCTCGGTGATACCGCGGCGTCGTTCGGCGGCGTGGCTTTGAACTCGATCCGCATCCCGAAGTAGCCGCCCCGGGCGATGTCGACGTTGATGTCCGGCATCCCGGCACGCACGCCCTGGGATTTGAGCTTTCCAGCCGTAGCCTTGTGTCGGTGGCCGCCGTTCGGCACGTGGTAGATCGATTTCGCCTCCTTGGGGTAGGCCAGCTCCAGCCAGGTGAACAGCTGGGCCTGCTCGATGCCTTCCCAGTCGGTGGGCTTCTTGCGGGTGCGGATCTCACGCGGCGCGGACCAGGGCTTCAGGGCGGCGGTCATGCCTTCCTCCCACACCCGCAGCGCAAGCAGCGAATGCGCTTGTCGCGGATAAGCTCGGAGACGCCGACGGTCATGAAGCCGAAAAAGGCGCGCGTCCCAAGCGACTCGCGGTCACCCATGAGGTCGACGGCGAACTGCTCGTGGGGCGTGTTGGCATCGCAGCGCGAGCAGAACCGGATGACGTCCTTCATGCGGCCCCCTTGATCGTCATCAAGCCCTGACTGATCCAGATGGCTTGGGTCTCGCCCAGGGCCCGGATGATGTCCTGAGGATCGACGCCGCCCTGGCGCCGGCCATCCAGCAGGTCGTGGCAGCTGCTGCAGGCGAACACGGCCATGTTGTCCGGGCTCTTCAGGCCCATGCCCTTCTGTCCGCAGGCGATGTGCGCCAGCACCGTCGTCTCGGGATTGAAATTACAGGTACCGGGGATGCGCAGGGTGCATTCCTGCCCGCGGGCGCTGTCGCGGAGCTTCTTGGATTGGGCGCGGATCATTTGGTCATCACCCACACGATCGTGACTGTGTTGATAGCCAGCAGGAAGGCGTGGGTGATAGCAGCGTGAACCGCTCTCGGGTCATGTCGCTCTCTTATCAAGGCGCCGATGGCGAATGCCAGGACGGCTTGGAGTATGGCGACCATAACTGCAACGATGAGTGTCATAGCTCGCGACCCTCCACATCGCCCAGCATGTCGCCGAATGGACGGCGCGGCTCCGGCGCATGGCGCTTCACCGGCTGGGCCAGCTGCTGCTCACGGTCGTGGATGTAGGCCCCGGTGTGCTGGACGTGGGGGCCCATGCCGTTCATGCCATTGCCGCGTCGAAAGCCCTGGTCATATGCCAGGCGGCGGGCGTCGTCGTATTCCTCCTGGGTGAACATCATACGGGCAGCCCTCGCACGTCCATTCCCGCTTCCAAGTCGTCAAGCAGCTCGTATTTGCTCTGCGGCTCCTGCTGGTGCTCAGGAGAGACGTCGCCGCGTAGCGGACGCAGGTGTTGCGGAGCGCAACCGGCCAGGCTGCTCTTGACCAGCCCCTCTTCGCAGTTGCGATAGAGATCAGGGGCAGTGACGATCCAGAGTCCATCAGGGCCGGCCTCGAAGATGCCGTCGTGATAGAACCGCTCTTCGCCGGGCGCCAGAAAAACTGCGCACTCGACGGCTCGACCGATGTTCTCAGTGACGCTGAAAGCGCCGACGATCATGGCCAGATCACCCGGCTTGAAGTTGTGATTCATGCTACGTCGGCCTCCGGCCAGATGATGCGAGCGCAGGACAGGGCCTCGTCGCGGTTGATTTGGGCGCCGACCATCGCGAACGGTGGGCGGCCTGGGAGCAGAACGAACCAGCAGGCCTTCATGCGGCACCTCGGCGGGCGCTTTCCCACTCGAACAGCAGGACGAACCCGCCGCCCTCGCGTAGCCGGTCAGCAGTGCGGTCGCCGACGCTCGCTTCGAACTTGGCGGCGGAGAGGTTCGAGACCAGGACGGTCGGCTTCATCTCCTCGTAGCGCTTGTTCACCACCTCGAAGATGCTCATGCGCTCGAAATCGTTGTCACGGCTGGCCCCCACCTCATCGATAACCAGCAGGTCGGCCTGGGCGAACAGCTCGATGGCCTGGGCCTCGGTGTAGCCTGAGTCGCTGCCGAAGCTGCCCTTGATGTGCTGGCAGATGCGGCTGACGGTGGTGTAGATCGCGGTGGCGCCGTGCTCGCGGATGACGTGCTGGGCGACGGCAGCGGCCAGGTGGGTCTTGCCAGTGCCGGTCTTGCCCAGCAGCAACATGCAGCGGCCGCCCTGGGCGTTCTCGGTGAACTGCTCGGCGTAGCGGCGGCAGGAGGCCAGGGCCTTCTTCTGCTCGGCCGTCTCGGCGCGGTAGCTCTCGAAGGTCTTTCCCGTGAAGCGCGGCGGGATCATCGCGCTGCCCAGGCGGCGCTCCAGCTTGGCCACGGCACCCTGGCGGCGCTGGGCGGCCCACTCCTCCGCCTCACGCTTCTCGCGGGCTTCCTCGGCACATGCCGGGCAGCCAGAGCGGCGCTCATCGCGGAAGACCTGGGCCTCGTAGTCGCCATGGCGATCACAGTTGGCTTGTTCCTGGCCGACGATGCCTGCCAGGCGCTGGGTGCGTTCGAGCAGCGAGTTAAAACCGGTAGGTGCCATCGCCGTTGGCCTCCAGATCGCGGGAATAGTCTTGGTCGTTCAGGCCGACGTGGCGGCTGGGCAGCTGGCGGACGTTGCCGCCCTGGGCCTTCTGGTTGCGGATCCAGTTCCGCCAGGTGGCGAGCCAGTCGAGCTTGCAGGCGTCCTTCCCGGCCTTGGCGTGCCAGAAGTCAGCGAAGTTGGCGCCGATGGCACGAACCTGCTGCTCGGTGAACTCGGGGCGCTCGGTGAGAGCCCAGGCCGACCAGTCTTCAGGAAGCGACCAGTCCTTCGGCAGGCGGCAGGCCCTGGTCTTGGCCTGCTCGGCATCGGGACTGGCTTCGGCCTGGTGTTGCGGCGCTGCGGCGCCAGCTCTTGGCTCTTGCTCTTTCTCTCTCTTCTCTACATCTTCTCTAGGTAACGCATCGCTAACGCTGCGAGCGTTACCTTTGCCGTTAGCGGCCTTGTGGTTGGCAACGCGCTTGGCCGTCAGAAGCCTGTTCTTGGCGGTTTTCCCGTTGTGGCGCTCGAAGTTGGGGATGCTGATGACGCCGTCGGCCTCAACCATCCAACCGACCTTGCGCATCAAATCGCAGAAGCCAGTAACGCCAACGAGACGATCCAGTAACCGCTTGCTAACGCTCGGAGCGTTACCTTCTGAGGTCTGCTGGTCGAACCAACCCCACACGCGGAGCAGCTTGCCCACCACCGCGTCGGAATCGATGTTGGCTTCATCGGCGATCTGGCACACCTCGGGCTTGTCCAGGGTGGTCAGCTCGAACTTGATCCAGTCACCGGCCATGGCTCTCTGCCTTGCCGCTTGAATCTGCAGCGGAACGATTCATAATGGTCACCTGTTTGCGTTACTTCGAAGCCCGGCTGCCACCGGGCTTTTTTGTGCCCGCGATTCGCGTACTGGACGGAATCACAGCTATTCCGCGGGACTGATGGCGCAAGGCCATGGCGCGGATAATGGGTTCCATGGTCAGGCGGCTTCCGGCGCGCGGACCTTGGGTGGAAACACCTTGTCGAGCGTGCACTTGGCGCCAAGCGCGTTCAGGGCCTTCACAATCAACCGAGCGTCGTCGAGCTTCAGCGGACGAGCACCCGACTCATAGTTGGCCAACCTGGATTGCTTCCAGTTGAGCTTTCGGTACAGCGCCGCCTGGGTGATGCCCGCGGCTTCCCGGAACTCAGCGATGCGGTTCATCGACGGACTCCTGTGATAGGTACGCCAAGGATAATCACATATCGTGTTAGTAGCAAACACAATAAGTGAAAGGTCGCCATTACGCTCCGTGATTAAAATTGCGGCCATGAAGACCCTTGCATCGCGCATTGCGCACTACAGAAGCCTGGCAGGGATGTCGCAGGCAGCCCTAGCCAAAGCGTGCGGATGGAAATCACAGTCGCGCGTGGGGAACTACGAGTCCGGCACGAGGGAGCCCTCGCTGGATGACATCGCCCAAATGGCCAAGGCACTGGGCATTGATCAATCAGACCTGTTGATCGGTGCTGGAGAAGTGAAAGAGAAGCCCAACACAGAGCCGGCGCCACCCAACCGCGGCAACATTCCGCTCATCAGCTGGGTGCAGGCCGGGGCTTTCCAAGAAGCCACAGAGGCCTACGCTCCTGGTATGGCCGAGCAATACCTCCCCTGCCCTGTCCCGCACAGCACCTGGACGTTCGCGCTGCGCGTGCGCGGTGACTCGATGTTCAACCCCCATGGCCCGAAGAGCTTCAGCGAAGGCGACATCATTTACGTGGATCCGGAGGTCGACGCGATCAACCGGAGCTTCGTGGTGGTGAAGCTCGTGGATGAGCAAGAGGCCAGCTTCAAGCAGCTGGTCATAGAGGGATCGCAGAAGTACCTCAAGGCGATCAACCCCGCATGGCCGCAGCCCTTTTTCCCTATCGACGGCGAGGCCGTGATCATGGGCGTGGTGATAGCCAAGCTCGAGCAGTTCTGACCCTACCGGCACAGGAGGTGCCCATGAATGCGATCAGGTTCTGGAGGGATGTGTGGCGTGGGCGCAACGGCGCCAGGCCCATTGCTTGGGGAATCGCCGCTTTCGCCATGGCCGCAGTCGCGTGCCAAACAACCGGATTGATGGATTAGGAGGAAGGATGGCAGACGATGCGCAACAGGCGTTGCCCAAGATGGTCGACTCGGGAAAATTAGCAGAGGCCTTTCGCCTGAAAGGCGTCAAGCCCAACTGCCCAAGCTGCGACAAGGTCGGGTGGGATTTGAGAACCGGCGGCGGAATAACAGGCGTTACGTTGTCTTTCGGCGATACGGAGGGCAATACGTACATGTACGGGCATTCAGCGATCTGCCTGGTATGCAAGAACTGCGGCTTTATGAAATTGCACGCCCTCGAGTTTTATGGGGACTGTTTGATAGAGGTTCCAGATGGACAACCTGATTGATCAACAGAGCCCGCCATCTCTGGAAAGCGTGAGGGACAAGCTAATCCTGGGAGGCCCCAGATTTGGGACCGTGGGCGTCCGCGACGAACACGACCGCCCGACAATAGAAAACGTTGCCGCCCTATTGTCAGAGTACGAGGCACAAATTGCAGCGATGGCAGCTCGCCTGGAAGGCTATCAAGCTAGGGCTGAATTTGAAGCTGATAGAGCGCATACTGCAGTTATGACAGATCACGACTACCGCCATGAGCTATCCCTTCGCGACGAGCAATTACGGCGCGAGCTAGACCTGCGTCACGAGTCCATGCGACAAGAGCAAGCGATTCGCGACCAAGCTTGGGAGCAGCGATTTTCTGGCTTCCTTGATGCTCAAGCCGAACGGGACAAGAGGCTTGATGAGTCGGTGGCATCTATCAAATCAGACATCTCCAGCCTTGGCAGCTTAAAGCTGAATATTTGGGGCGCAATGTTGACAGCCATTGGCATTCTGGTAGCTATAGCAGGCCTTAGCCTCGCCTTTTATCAGACAGGCAAGGCCGACTCCTCATCACCTGCTAGCGCAACCCAGACAGCACAGAAGACGGCGCCTGCAACTGAGCCCTCCGCAAGGTAGCGCAACAGCTGGCCATCGAATGGGTGGATTTTCCACCCTACTCCCGCGGCTTCCCGCTCTGCAGCCGGTTGATCTCGGCCTTCACCATGTTGCGGTACTGGCTCGGCTCCAAGGCAGCCAGCTCCAGGTCGGCCCAGGCGCGCCAGCCCTTCCCTTTCTTCTCCTTCGCTCCGAAGATCCGCGCGGCATCGCCGTTCGCTCGGTCCTTGTTCTCCTGCCAGTAGGCGAAAGTCTCAGCCTTGTGGTCTTCGATGGCGCGGCGCTCGTCCGCTGATCGGTTTGCGAGGTTGTGGGGCATAGCGCGTCTCCTAGTCTGATGCGGGCGCCATGATACTCGCCGAGCAACCGGTGACTCTGCCGCTCGTCTGACATCTGCTTGCCGCTTCGCCCCACTGAAACTACTGTATATTTCAACATTATTTCAGTAAGGATCAGCGGCCATGCCCGAGAAGAAGTCCAAGCCCACCGACGCGAAACCTACGATGACCGTCGCAGAGATGCGGCGCCAGGTCATGCGCGACCGCGTGCAGCGCGCTATCGCCTCTCCCAGCGCCCAGAAGGAGAAGACTGTGCTGCTGGAGCGTCTGGAGGGTGACGAGCCCGCTGACTGGGAGGAAATCCTGGGCGAGCTTGCCGAACACGACAACCTGACCATTGCTCACCGAGATGAGCGGAGCGTCCAGATCTTCTGGACCGTGCCGAAGGACTGATTCGACACGTCCCTAGAGCCCGCTGCTGAGCGGGCTTTTTTATGCGCCGAAAATAATCACGTTGCGTGTTGACAGATAAATCACGATGCGTGATTATTCAGTCACAGGCAGCGACAACTGCCAGGCAGCCCGCGGGCCGCCCCGGGTAGCGATCAAGGAGCCCGAGGCTTGAAGCCAGATCCTCGAGATGGGACGCCTCCCCCAAGGTGTGCAGCGTAAAGCACCGAAATGGAGAGCCACCGGCATACCAGCGCGGGTGGCTGTTGGGATCTCAGATCCCCCGAACAAGTAGTCGCCCAGCCGGCGGTGGCGCGTAACACCGGCAGAGCAGTTTTCCTCGCTGGCCTTGGATAGTCAGGGCCAGCCGGGAAGACAACCGAACACCGACAAGGAGTTACCCATGAAAACCTACACCCACGAAGAACTGGCCAAGATCATCGAGAAACACCAGGCCTGGCTGGATGACCAAGAGAACGGCGAGCGCGCCAACCTGAGCGGCGCCAACTCATCGCTGCGGCGCCGTCCGTGCCGTATGCAACGGACGTGAAAAGCGAAGCTGCCTGAGCATCACTGGCTGGCCTTCCCACGAGGGCCAGCCCTGGAGAATTCCATGTCGTCACTACCGTATGCCGCCTGGCTTCGCGGCGAGATGGAAGCCTGCTCCGACCCATTCGTTAGAACCACCGTAATGCTGGCCCATGCAGAAGACATGGCGGCTATGTACAGGCGTCACATCGCTGAGGCGAATAGTCCAGGCGTAGTGGCTTACCTCCGTCGCACCCTGGCCGGCTTCGAAGACCTCATCCAGCAGTACCAGCACGCCGCAGTGGCGTAGGGGCCACCACCATGATCGTAGTTGGGCAATGGCAAGGACGCCTGGGCATGGGCCTGGCGCGCAGAGAGTTGGAATGCGTACTCGGCCTGGCTCGCGGCCAGACGCACAAGGAGATGGCCCGCGACATGGCCATCGCCCCTATGACCGTGACGAAGCGCGTCAGCAGCGCAATGTTCAAGCTCGGCGTCGCTCGGGCCCCGCAGCTCGTGGCCGAGGCAATGAAGCGCCAGATCATCAGCCCGCTCTGCATGATGCTGGCCGCCCTCGTGGTCGCCCATGCCGCCCTCGATGAAGACCCGATGCGCCGCGACCGTCGCGCGCCGGAACGCCGTACAGCCCAGGTGCGGGTGCTGCGCCGGGCAGAGACACCGGAGATCACCGTATGACCACACCGAAGACCGCCGCCGAGCGGAAGGCGGACCAGAGAAAGCGCGAGGCCGAGCGCCTGGCCGCCCTGGGCCACCAGGTGATGCCGTTCGAGATGTACCAGCGCACCGCCGAGGCGTTGGACCGGATATGCGCCGCCGGCGGCTTCGAGCAGCGCGCCGAGGTGCTGACCCTGCTGATCCACCATGCCGACCAGATCGCCAAGCGTGACATGTCACGTTTCGCCGAAATGGTCACTCCGCCCCGCTCCACCTGATCTTGCCCCGACCTGGCGGGCCGCCCCGGCGGATACCCAGGAGCGCCAGCCGGCGGAGCGCACATCACCGGCAGCCTGGCATTGGTCACCAGCTTCTACCTCCGCCGAGGGCCAGGCCGTATTCCCCACGTCACGGGGACTGTATCGGAGAGCGTCATGGTGGTGGCTCGCCACCCTACCCGTGGAAGAGGGTGCTCATACCTCAGTACGCGGGTGCCGTCGGAAGACCATGACGCTCCCCGATGCAGAAGACGGAGTCGCGCCAGTTAGCACACAACAGGCACTGGCACTGCATCACCGCCGGCCACGGTTCAACCCTGAAGCCGGCACCCATTCCCCCGCGCCGCTCGGCGCCATCCCGAGACCATCATCATGACCACCCTACCTATCATCGGGCGTAGCCCGGCGGCAGTGATTTCGCGTGCCCGCATGCTGGGCTTCGATTGCTGGCCAGAGCATTCCGAGCGTCGTGGACGTGGCAAGTGGATCCACTGGTACGACAAAGCCAAGCAGAAGGTGCCGCCGCGCCGCACTGCGGACAACCTGCTGCGCACTGAAGGGGAGCTCACCGCATGATCCCCGACTTCGTGCACGACATCCGGGCGCGGGAGCCGCAGCGCGCCAGCCTGGGCCAGGCGGTCGAGCAGTACCTGGCCGCCGGCGGCAGCATCGCCACCCTGCCCTACCTGGCACCGCGAGAGCTGACCCGGGCCGCCGAGTTCAACAGCAGCGCGCCTCGGGTGCGGGGTATCGCCGCTGAGTCCCGATCCAAGAAGCGCGCAGCCGATCAGCACGCTGCCACCTTCGCCGACCTGCTGCAGACGCTGGAGGCTCCCCATGGGCAAACCACGCAAGCCGAACAACACCCGAGCGCGGGTTGAGCGCGCCAGCCGCGCCCTGCTGAGCACCAACTACGTCGGCGTGATCAACATCGACCCCCACGGCGGCCAGTTCTTGGTGCACCTGAAGACCGGCAAGCCGATCCGCCACGGGGTGGCCCTGGCCAACGCCGTCTGCGACATCGCTCACCGCTGGGTCATCTACTTCAGCGCCTTCTGCATCGACCAGAACGGGCTGCACTACGTGAAGTCCAGCGAAATCGCCACGACAGGAATCCACCTCGCCGGCCAGCTCACCGAGGTAATCGAGGAGCACTACCGGGCCCTGATGGACACCTGCAACCGTCGCCACATCGTCGGCAGCGCCTGGATAGCCAACCCCTGCGGCGTCTCCCTCAGAGAGGAGCAGGCGGCTCATATCTACGACGTCACCGGTGCCTGGGCGCACGTTGAGCGCACGCAAGCGGCCTGACCCCTCCCCTCACGCCATCTGGCGTGCCGACAGAGTATTGACCATGAACGACGAGAAATTCGAGCTGACCATCAGCGATCTGGCTGGATCCGGCACTTACTACGCGGACATCGCGGACGAGCTGCGCGCCCGCGACACAGCCCAGCGCGAAGCCCTGGCGCGGGTGGAGGCGGAGCGGGATGAGGCGCGCGAGTTCATGCGCATCAACGCGAAGTCCGGGATGACCTATGCTGAGCAACGCGACATAGCTCAGGCGCAGCTGGCGGAGGCTGTGGTGCTGCTGAAAGAGGTAGGGGCCTATTTCGGCTGGGTGCCTATGCCTTCACTGGTTGGCAATATCGCAAATTTTCTCGCCCGCCATGCTCAGGCCGAGCAGCAGGACGTTCCCAAGCGAGGAAAGCCAGACTGGAACTCGCACGGCTATGACCAGATATTCCAGACCAGTGACGGCAACTGGTTCGGTGCCCGTGCTGGCTGGGACTTCAAAGGGCACATCAGCGGCGGGTGGAAAGGCCGTGAGGTAAGCCTTCTGCGGGATGACGGCGGATTCCTGGCATACGGCGAGTCAAACCCTAATTGGGAAAACTCGCTGGAACAGCGGCCTGCTCAGGAAGCCCAGGGCGCGCAGGCCGGGGATGAGCGGACCAAATTCATCGCTGATGAAGCTTTCTGGGTAGCGCAGGTGCTCGGAGACATCGGAGGTATGGAGGCTTTTTGGATTGAAGAGGATGAAGTTGAGCTAACGCTTGAGGACGACGACGGCAATAGCACCACTTGCACGGTATCCATCACCGAGTTCTCTAGGAGAGCTGCTTCGCTGATCCGAGAACTTCAGGCGCGCGCCGCCCTCGCCACCCAGCCCGCCGTGGAGGAAGTCCAAGCAGAGCAGGCAAGGGGTGAACGCGCTGCGTTTGAGTCCTGGACCCGGGTGCACAACGAAAGCCTCAAGGATGACTGCCCGGATCAGTCCGAGGACATCAAACTGGACAGGCAGGGCGGTGTCTATTGCTGGAGCAATACGGATTGCGCCTGGAAAGCGTGGAAAGCCCGCGCAGCTTTCCACGCCCACCCTGATCTGCTCGAGCCCTGGGATGTGCTTGAAGCGTTGGCTGACGGCTATGAGCGTGGCTATCAGGATGGCCAGAGCAGTCCCAATGGCTACAGCGACAAGCTGGCCAAACACCGCGTAGCCGCTGAGCTACTTGCCGCCGTGCGAGGTGCTGAGCATGGCCAGTAATCTGTACATCGAGTGCCGAGAATGCTCCAACTGCGGACACATCGGCATCAACGACTCTCACCCCACTGATGCAGCATGCGGCTATAGCTGCGGTTGGTCTGGCCCGTCTCCGAAGGAAGATACCTGTCCTGGATGCGGAAGCGAAAACACCATGTGCTCCGCATGCCCAAAGTGCTCAGGCCACTATCGCTTACTCGCTGAGCGTGACATACCCACCCAGCCCGCCGCGGGTGAGCCGGTGTATCAGGTCAGGGCGAGAGACAGTCATAGCGCGCAGTGGGGCGACGTTCACCCGGATGGCTATCGGATAGCGTTGAACACACCAGCACTGGAAGCGCGCATTCTCTGGACAGCACCGCCTGCCGCCGCTCCTGTGGCATCGGGTGAGCCGTTTGCTTGGATCGTGGAATCACCGAAGGATTGCGAGCCTGTCACCGTGCGTGTCACCGCCGACTGGCTCAAGACGGTTCATCGCGACCTCGACGCCTGCCAGAAGGTGATCTGGCTCGCCGGCTGCGGGCCCAGGGGGTACGGGTTCGATCCTGCATACTGCGAGGGCGCCCAGGCCCGGCTAAAGGAGATCGACGAGCACATCGCGCTGGCACAGGCGATGACCAAGGAGCAGCAGCCATGACCCAGATCCCTGACTTGGGTGGATGGATAGTCACCAGCACCGGCGTCCGGTTCGAGCTGCTGGCGCCGACGGTGGAGATGATCCACCTGGAAGATATCGCCCATGCCCTCTCCAACGTGTGCCGCTTCGGTGGCCACACTCACGTCCACTACAGCGTGGCGCAGCACAGTGTCCTGGCCAGCCACCTGGTGCCGCCGGCGGATGCGCTCTATGCCTTGCTCCACGACGCCACGGAAGCCTACATCGGCGACATGGTCAGCCCGCTGAAGCAGGTCATCCCGCAGTTCCGGGAGGTAGAGCACCGGTTGTGGTCGGCGATATGCCGGCGCTTCGAGCTGCCTGAGCAGATGCCGGTTTCGGTCAAACGCGCCGACCTGATGATGCTGGCGCGCGAACGCGAAGACCTGCTCCCCGCCGGTGAGCCCTGGGCGCTGCTTGAAGGCGTCGAGCTGCCGAGCGAGCCAATCCGGCCATGGGGGCAGCGCCGGGCAGAGATCGAGTTCATGCACAGATTCTTGAAGATCACCGGGGTGACAGCGCCATGAAACGAACAAGCCCTGTGGACATGCGAAAGGCCCTGGCCATGGCGCACGAGATGAGCAAAGCCGGACTGCTGTTCGTGCCGATGCCCGTCGTCAGCCCGGAAGAGTTCGCCACCCTGGCGCGTCATGCGCATGAACGGCTGGGCCAGATCGCCGAAGCAGCCGAAGGAGGCAGCAATGTTTCTGACTGAAGAAGAGGTTGCCGAGCTGACAGGCTACAAGCGGCCCACCGATCAGGTTCGCTGGCTCAGGGAAGAGAAGTTCGGCTTCGTGATAGACGGGAATGGCCGGGCCAAGGTGCTGCGCGAGGTTGTCCTGGCTCGCCTGGGCTCTGGGCCATCGAAACGGAAGGAGCCGCAGCTGCGGCTTGGATGAGGGGATAGGCGAATGCGCCGACGCATGAAGGACCGGCACCTGCCGGCGTGCATGTACCAGAAGCACGGGGCCTACTACCTGGTGCGCAAGAACGTATGGACGCGGCTCGGCGTGGATTACCAGGAAGCCCTGATCGCTTACGCCAAGGCGATGGACCCGAAGAGCCAGGGCGGGATGCCCGCGCTCATCGACAAGGTGCTGGAGCACATAACGCCGCGCCTGGCGCTGAACACCGTCAAGCAGTACCAGATCGCCGCGGCCAAGCTGAAGGACACCTTCGCCGAGTTCGAGCCGCGCCAGGTACTGCCGAAGCACGTCGCCCAGCTGAAGATGCACATGGTCGACACGCCCAACATGTGCAACCGGATCCTCTCGTTCCTGCGGGTGGTCTTCCAGCACGCCTTGGAATGGCAGCTGGTGGACTCGAACCCGTGCGTAGGCATCAAGCGTCACGCCGAGAAGAAGCGCGAGCGCTACGTCACCGATGACGAGTTCCACCGCATCCTGGCCGCCGCCGGGCCGAACATGCGGGTGATCTACGAGATGTGCTACCTGACCGGCCAGCGCATCAGCGACGTCTTGGCCATCCGCCTCTCGGACATCTCGCCAGAAGGGATCGCCTTCAAGCAGCAGAAGACGGGCGCGCGGCTGGTGGTGCGGATGACGCCCGACCTGCAAGCGGTGATCGATCGGGCCAAGGCGCTGCCACGGCCGGTGCGCGGGCTAACGCTGTTCTGCACGGCCCGTGGTGGCAAGCCGGTTCATTACCAGACCGCCAAGCAGATGTACCAGATCGCATGCGATCGCGCCGGCGTGGCCGATGCCACCCTTCACGACCTCCGCGCCAAGGCACTGACCGACACCAAGCGCCAGGGTAACGACGCTCAGAAACTGGGTGGCCACACCGACGCCAAGATGACCGCGCGGTACATCCGCAACCGGGAAATCGACGTCGCCGAACCGCCGCGGATGCCGACAAAGGGCGCCTAAGTATTAGACAATGGGGCATTGTCAAATAGACGCCCCTCCCAGAAAGCCAGCAATGACCGATCTTTCAGCGCACACCCCAATGATGCAGCAGTACTTGAAAATCAAGCAGCAGCATCCCGAGCAGCTGCTGTTCTATCGCATGGGCGATTTCTACGAGCTGTTCTATGACGACGCCCGGCGCGCGGCGAAATTGCTCGACATCACCCTGACCGCCCGCGGCGCCTCGGCCGGCAAGTCCATCCCCATGGCCGGCATTCCCTACCACTCCGCCGAGGGCTACCTCGCCAAGCTGGTCAAGCTCGGCGAGTCGGTGGTGATCTGCGAACAGATCGGCGATCCGGCCACCAGCAAGGGCCCGGTGGAGCGCCAGGTGGTGCGCATCATCACCCCCGGCACCGTCAGCGACGAGGCCCTGCTCGACGAACGCCGCGACAACCTGCTGACCGCCGTGCTGGGCGACGAACGCCTGTTCGGCCTGGCCGTGCTGGACATCGCCAGCGGCCGCTTCACCGTGCAGGAACTGGCCGGCTGGGAAACCCTGCTGGCCGAGCTGGAGCGCCTCAACCCGGCCGAACTGCTGATCCCCGACGACTGGCCCACCGGCCTGCCCGCCGAGAAGCGCCGTGGCGTGCGCCGCCGCGCGCCCTGGGACTTCGACTGCGATTCCGCGCTCAAGAGCCTTTGCCAGCAATTCGGCACCGGCGACCTCAAGGGCTTCGGCTGCGACAAGCTCGGCCTGGCCATCGGCGCCGCCGGTTGCCTGCTGGCCTACGCCAAGGAAACCCAGCGCACCGCCCTGCCGCACCTGCGCAGCCTCAAGCACGAACGCCTGGACGACACCGTCATCCTCGACGGCGCCAGCCGGCGCAACCTGGAACTGGACGTCAACCTGGCTGGCGGTCGCGACAACACCCTGCAATCGGTGGTGGACCGCTGCCAGACCGCCATGGGCAGCCGCCTGTTGACCCGCTGGCTGAATCGCCCGCTGCGCAATCGCGCCATCATCGAAGCTCGCCAGGACGCCATCACCTGCCTGCTGGAAGGCTATCGCTTCGAATCGCTGCAGCCGCAGCTCAAGGACATCGGCGACCTGGAGCGCATCCTCGCCCGCATCGGCCTGCGCAACGCCCGCCCGCGCGATCTGGCCCGCCTGAGAGACGCCCTGGCCGCACTGCCGGCGTTGCAGGACGGGCTGACGCAGATGATCGCCCCGCACCTGTTGGACCTCGCCAAGAGCATCCAGACCTATCCGGAGCTGGCCGCCACCCTGGCCCGCGCCATCATCGACAATCCGCCCGCGGTGATCCGCGACGGCGGCGTCATCAAGCGCGGCTACGACGCCGAGCTGGACGAGCTGCAGACCCTCAGCGAGAACGCCGGCCAGTTCCTCATGGATCTGGAAACCCGCGAAAAGGCCCGTACCGGTCTGCAAGGCCTCAAGGTCGGCTACAACCGCGTCCACGGCTACTTCATCGAGATCCCCAGCAAGCAGGCCGAGTCGGCACCCGCCGACTACATCCGCCGCCAGACCCTCAAGGGCGCCGAGCGCTTCATCACTCCGGAACTCAAGGCCTTCGAAGACAAGGCGCTGTCGGCCCAGAGCCGCGCCCTGGCACGGGAAAAGGCCCTCTACGAAGCCCTGCTCGACGAACTCATCGGCCACCTGGCACCGCTGCAGGACAGCGCCGCCGCCCTGGCCGAGCTGGACGTCCTGGCCAACTTCGCCGAACGCGCGCTCAACCTGGACCTGAACAAGCCACGCTTCGTCGCGGAGCCCTGCCTGAAGATCGGCCAGGGTCGCCACCCGGTGGTGGAGCAGGTGCTGGAAACCCCCTTCGTCGCCAACGACGTCACCCTGGACAACGACACCCGCATGCTGGTGATCACCGGGCCGAACATGGGCGGTAAATCCACCTACATGCGCCAGACCGCGCTGATCGTGCTGCTCGCCCACGTCGGCAGCTTCGTCCCGGCGGCCAGTTGCGAACTGTCCCTGGTGGATCGCATCTTCACCCGTATCGGCTCCAGCGACGACCTGGCCGGCGGCCGTTCCACCTTCATGGTGGAGATGAGCGAGACCGCCAACATCCTGCACAACGCCAGCGAACACAGCCTGGTGCTGATGGACGAGGTCGGCCGCGGCACCAGCACCTTCGACGGCCTGTCGCTGGCCTGGGCCGCCGCCGAGCAACTGGCGCGGCTGCGCGCCTGGACGCTGTTCGCCACCCACTACTTCGAGCTGACCGTGCTGCCGGAGGGCCAGCCGAGCGTGGCCAACGTCCACCTCAACGCCACCGAGCACAACGACCGCATCGTCTTCCTGCACCACGTGCTGCCTGGCCCGGCCAGCCAGAGCTACGGCCTCGCCGTGGCGCAACTGGCGGGCGTCCCGGAAGACGTCATCCTGCGCGCCCGTGAGCATCTCGCGCGCCTGGAAGCCGCCAGTTTCAACGGGGAAGTGGGAACGCCGCTGCCGGTGAGCGCCCCGCCCAAGGACCGCCCCCTGCAGGCCGACCTGTTCGCCAGCGCCGCCCATCCTCTCATCGAGGAGTTGGAACGCCTGCAACCGGACGACCTCACCCCCAGACGGGCGCTGGAGCTTATCTACGAATGGAAAAAGCGTATCTGAGTTAACGGATACGAGGCTTCTGGCAATGCTGCTAGAATCCGCCCGCATTAGCCTGAGGAGAACGAGCAGATGACCTTCGTCGTCACTGACAACTGCATCAAATGCAAATATACCGACTGCGTGGAAGTCTGCCCGGTGGACTGCTTCTACGAGGGCCCCAACTTCCTGGTGATCCACCCGGACGAGTGCATCGATTGCGCCCTGTGCGAGCCCGAGTGCCCGGCCCAGGCGATCTTCTCGGAAGACGAGGTGCCGGCTGGCCAGGAAGCCTTCATCGAACTCAACAGTGAGCTGGCCAACATCTGGCCGAACATCACCGAGAAGAAGGACGCCCTGCCCGACGCCGCCGAGTGGGATGGCAAGCCCAACAAACTCGCCCAGCTCGAGCGCTAAGCCTCCTAAAAGGCCCGGGCAATAAAAAAGGGGGCGGATCGCTCCGCCCCCTTCGTCCTTGTCCCTGAACTCCTGTCACCGTCCTGGTGAACCTCGTCCTGAGGTGTTCCCGATCTGCATCCTGCAGATCCGTGTCGTCCTGAACACAGAGCCGATACTACTCCCCTCCGTGACACCGGCAATGTGCCATAGCGCTCGCGCCGAGCTGCAACGCTGCCGGCTTGAATATAAAAAATCCTTATCCGGCAAACACTTGGCAGCAACCTCAGCGCCCAAGCGATGCTTTCTGGCAGCTGAGAACGCCTCTTGCTTACGCACCCTGTAAGCCACGGCTTACGCCGACACGCAGAAAAAAGCCCGGAAATTTCCGGGCTTCGTTTGGCTGGCATTCAGCTGCATCGATCAGAACAGGGCATCGCTCGACAGGCCATTGCGTTCGAAGATTTCACGCAAGCGCCTGAGCGCCTCGACCTGGATCTGCCGCACCCGCTCGCGGGTGAGGCCTATCTCCTGGCCCACCTCCTCCAGGGTGCAGGCCTCATGGCCGCAGAGGCCGAAGCGGCGGACCACCACCTCGCGCTGCTTCTCCGGCAACTCCAGCAGCCACTGATCGATGCTCTGGTTGAGATCCGAGTCCTGCAGCAATTCGCAGGGATCGGTGGGCCGGTCATCGGTGAGGGTGTCGAGCAGGGTCTTCTCGGAATCCGGTCCGAGGACCATGTCCACCGAGCTGATACGCTCGTTGAGGCCCATCACCCGTTTCACGTCCGCCACCGGCTTTTCCAGCAGTGCCGCGATTTCCTCCGGTGAGGGTTCGTGGTCGAGCTTCTGGGTCAGCTCGCGGGCGGCCCGCAGGTGCAGGTTCAGCTCCTTCACCACATGG